GCTACCCCAATATGATTGGGATAGCCCTGTTTATAATGTTTGTCAAGTAGTTTTAACCTTCTCCATACATAGCAGCATACAAATTAGCACGCTTGTTAAGTATTTCTTGACGTTTTGCACGGTCTGCCATGTTAAGTGAAGAAGGATCACTCATAATCAAAGAAGAGTTATCACTGTCTAACTCAGCAATTTGAGCCTTTATATTGTGAACATTCTCCCTACCAAAACCACTTGCTGGGTTGTTAGTTGCAATGGGAAGGGTATCGCCAGACACCTCTGAAATCCTGTGAAACAGCTTCAACACTGCAGGATGATTAGCAACAATAGGATCAGATTCTACCAAGTCTTTTATCTCAGGTATCTCTGATGCCATAGCTTCATACGCTTGATTTGCTTGAGCAAGGTTCGTCTCATACGAATCGCCCCAGTCTAGCTGAATTGCCTTTCGACCTTCAGCAACAGTCTCTTGGATAGAACCCTCTGCGTTTTCTTGCTGTTCAATCCCCATACCAACATAAGCTTCATACAGCTGATCAAACTGTCTTTGAGATAGTCCAAGTTCTGCTGAAAAATCTACAAATTCTTGTAAAGTTTCGTCTGGCAAATCTATCGGAATAGATTCTTCGCCTAACGTTATTTCATCAGGGATACTGTATTCAGCTCCTTCAGGTCGAACGCTGTCGTAAAAACTCTCCCACTGGTCATTATCCCAGTCTTCTTGAGGTGCTTGTAGCCGTTTAGACCCAAGAGCACTCTGAGCATTTACAAGTTGGTCTGCTAAAGAATGAACAGACTTTGCGTTCTTAAGCGTCTCATTAGCCTGAAGTTCTTCAGGTAATGATTCATAAAACTGACCATAAGTTTCTTCTGACGCAAAATCAAAAGCACTAGACTCAGTTGTGGTTTCAGAGGCTACCTCTGCGGGGACTCCCCCACCTAGACCTCCTGTAGTTTCTTCTTCTGACATGTTATTTATTTTCCATCTCTATTTTATTTATTAGCTCTTGTGGATCGTCTTGACCCAAAAGAGTGAGGAAACTCATAGCTAAACGTCTGCGCCCCTCACACTCACGCATCTTAGCGTCGTCTGAATGAAACACAGGTTTTGTAACGTGACACTCTCTAAGCAGGACTTTAAAGAACCTCTGCCCGTGTGGAGTCTCAAGTATATTGATAAGATCTTCCTTAAGCTTCGCTTTTTCACGAAGCTTTTCAAGAGAATTAAGTATTGGCATGTTTTAAATATTTAATAGCTGACCCACACCTTCTGGATCAATCTGCTTTGCCTGAGCAACATCTCGCATTGCGCCTCCAATCTGAGGAGCCATTTGAGCTGTCTGCATCATTTGCTGTTGCTCTGCCATCTTTGCTTTCATTTCTTCTAGCTCGTCTGAAGTCTTAACAACATCAGGAGATATATTGCGATAGCGTGCATAGTTTTCAAGAAGTTTTTGCTCGTTCAAAGCTTGAACTAGTTCTGGTTTAGCTTGAGCTAAAGGAGCTAAGTCTCGCATAAACGCACTAATATCACTTAGTCTAGTAGCAAACTGCGACTGAGAAGCTGGGCTAGAGAAGCTAATCTCTAGCTCTCCGTTACCTAGACTTTCTGGCATTTCAGGTAGATCCCCTCTGCGACTAAGTAATTCAAACGTAGCTTCGATAGCAGGTCCAAGAAACTCGACCTCCATTCGGTTGAGAAGAGGAGCCAGCTGATTGAGCATCTGTCCTCTTACGTCTTGAATCTCAGTTACGCTTTGACGCTCCTTCTTCTCTTGTCGAATAATTTGATCAACAAAGAAAGATCTATTAACTGAATCACGATACATGCGTATCATCTCCATGACATGCTGTGGCTGATTACCTGCCAAAATAGGCTGAGGCTTTTCGCTACCCGCCTCATGGAACATGATCTGACGCGAGCCATACTTCATGGGAAGCATGATGCTATCCTCTTCAGCAGTCAATGTCGGGAAGTTCAAATACTCAGATGAGATAAGAACTTCCTTAACCATCTTGTTAAGGGCACGTATCTGAGACAGACATGAAAATGCAGGACCACGACCGTAAACCTCGTCGGCTAGTTTAGACCAACGAGGCACTAAGAATGTAAAGTAACTAGCACCGCTAACTTGCAGTGGCTCTTTAAGTGAAGGACACCAGTATGTTACTAAGTGCGGTCGCCCTTTACCAACACGACCCCCTTTCTTAACTGCCTTGTCTGTGTTTGGTTCTATCGTATAAACAAGCTCATACTTATTGTGCACTGACTGGTCTTTATTAAAACCGTCCATCCCCTCAACTTGAGGAAACATCTGCATCAACTGACGGGCAGTCTTATAACAACGATAGTAAACTGTGTCTACCGTGCCATACTGATCTGTGTCAAAGAAGACATCAGCCAAAGGACGAGAGCGAAAGTTAACAACACCGTCCACTTCAGAAATTTGAACAGGAGAAGTGCCATAAGCACCAATATCGAGAAAGCATTCATGGCTTGAAGTATAAAACTGAGACTTAGGTAAAGAGAACTCGTGCAGGATTCTATCAGCAGTGCTCTGTAAATACTGGCGTTCTTCATTTGAGTATTGAGACGCGTCCTTACCTACAACCTTTAAATAAAACCAACGGTCTGACTTAGGAATTAAATTAGAACTAAGTCCATTCGCAAACATCTGATTACACCAAACAGCGGTGTCATCATACATCTCACGAGAGCCGTCGTCTTGATAAGTAGTCCGTGTGTGATCAAACTTGTTAGAGTTTGGACGCACATACTTCTGGGCATCAAGAAACATACTGTCGAGATGTGACCTCAACAGCTTAAGCTCTTCGTAGCGTTGTCTAAGTCTAACCACCATACATTCCAGAACCACCACCTAATGGTGAACGACCCTGGGTGCGTTTAGATGTTTGCTCTGTCTTACGTCGAGGAACACGAGATACACTTCCAAAGATACTAGCAGATGTCTTACGAGTAGACGGCGTTGCTGCTCTAGCAATAGGTCTACGGGCAACTGGTGTTGGAGGAGGCGCAGGTGCTGGAGGTGGTGGAGGAGGTGGTGGTGGTTTAGGTTTTGATCCCATAATTAGCTAATCGGTGAATATTTTTCCATGAATAAAACTTGAAAGGGTCATCACGGTTCATCTGGTGATAGCGACAAAAGTGAACTCTGTCAAGAGGAAAGGGCGCAAGTTCTAAAAACATAGCTACTGCGTTGGCATCGCGGCTTGATGCGTAAGCTACGTGCCAATACTTTCCGTCTTCATCTTCTTGAACCTCTCCCATAAGCATATGGGTCGGTCCTGAAAAAAAATATTTTTGTTCTCCTTCCTGACAGTTGATGTAGTAGTCTAGTAATTTTATAAAGTCCTCGCCCTGTGTGTGGTATAATACAGTCGCCTCATCAATCATAGACAGCCTGTAATCTTCACCAATTGATTGCGGACACGTCATAGCTAGTCTTGGGTTTGTTGTTGTTTAGCTTAGGAGCTTTTAGACCCACCGCCATAGTCCGAAAAGCATCAGCTCCGTGAGAGTTTGAGTCGTGCACAGGGCTTTTTCTAAACACCCCTCTACTAGAATCAAAGTCTTTACGATACCCTTTTAGGGCTTCAAGTCCGCGAGCACAGGTGACTTTGTTAAACCAACACCTTGGTAAGATCGCACGCACCGCATCAATGCCATCAATAATTGGTAGCTTCTTTACAGTTGTGAACTTCAGCCCCATACTTCTTGCTATCTCTAACCTACTCTTACCTGTGCCCAGTTCACGAACTTTAATGTCGTGTGGTGCGTAGTGCTTCCCATATACAATATCAGACTGCACAGCAAACCTATTTAGCTCTCTTGCATAGTGCGGCAGCCCCTCTCCGCTGTTCTCGTAGTAGTGCACTATCCGTATCTCGTTCTTAAATAGCTGAAAGAACCAGACAGTAGTAGCGTCGTCCATACCCAAATCCCACGCAGTGTGCACAGGCAGGATTGGATCTGGAGTAAGCTGATCTAGTATACGCTTGTCCTTGTAGGCTTTGGTAATATACGGTCCGTAGTAACTGCCCTCAACAGGAGTCTTGAACGAACACATGTATTCCGACTGGAATCTTGCCTCGTTGTTCAGCTCGTCACGGGCACGACGCAGCTCGTCAGGTGGTATCGCTTTTGTGTCCTTGACTGACAGGTGACTACTATACCACGCACCGTCGCTCTGTGCCTTTAACAGCATCTTGTAGAAGTGATTCTCACCACGAGGCGTGCCGTTGAAGAGTGCCCAGCCACCGTTCTCCGCTAGGATAGGGTTGATCAGCTGCCACGCGCTGGGATCAGAGATACTATACTCTGAGAAGACAACGCCCACAGGATTTGCACCTACCATCTTGTCTGGGTCGTCTGACCCCATAAGCTGTATGACACTACCGTTCTTCAGGTGCACACGCATCTCCTGCTCACTCTTCTTCTCAACAATCTCCCTTGGGAAGTAGTCAATGAACTTCTTGCCCTCACCCGTCATGCCGTTCCAGATAATACGTCTGGCTTGGTTAGCGTAAGGCAGAACATACCAGTATGTGCCTACACGTTGTAGGGCTTTGATCGCTAGCACGTTGACGCAGGTTAGATCCTTACCCGCACGACGATGCCACGCAACAACCGCACGCAGGTTGCGTTTGCTCTGGGACATATATTTTAGCAGAGGGAGCTGGTAAGCCCTAGGCTCCCATCCCTGTGCAGGAACTTGAACACTCATTAGTAATAGTAGTCGTCTTCGTCAAAGTCGTCAAAATCTTCATCCTCGTCGACAGCT